CGCCAGGAACTCCGCCAGCTTCTCCTCCATCGTACTCGCGCAGGAATCATATTTCCCGCTCAAATACCGGCTGACCGATGTGCGGCTGTAGCCGATCTCCTTGGAGATTGCCGCGATGCTGCTCTTCTGCTCCAGAATGTACTGATTGAGCCGTTCCGCCAGTGCGTGGTTCACACGCCCGGTCTGCTCTCTGCCTTCCATATTGCTCCTCCTGTCATTCGTTCATGGCTTTCAGCCGCTTCAGCGCCGCCCCGGCCTTCGCGTCCAGGAACGCGCCGCCGCTGCCGCCCGCCTTCTGCTTCTTCGGGGTCATCGCCCCACGGAACTCCTTGTCCACCGGCAGGCTCACCACTTTCGGCCGCGCCGTGTGGCCGATTGTCAGGTCCAGCTTGCCGGCCGTGGCCTGCGGCCCGCACAGCCCCCGCGCCTCCGGCGGGGCCTGCATCTCTTCCAGAAACTCCCGGGTCCCGCGCAGCTGCCGCTTTTTCCGCTTGTGCAGCGCCTCCAGCGCCTCCTCGGATACACGGTCTCCAAATTCCAGCAGCTCCGCCGTCCGCGCCTCGCAGATCCGCCGGCCTTCCTTGTCGTACACGTACAGCCGCGTCACGTCCTCCGGGTCCCAGCGGATGTTCACCCACTTGTCTACATAGTGGCACAGCTCGTCCGCCGTATAGAGCAGGTTGTTCCGCCGGATGCCCTGGCTGTTTACCTTCGCGCGCCCCGGCTTCATCAGCAGCATCAGGGCGTACTCCCGGGGCGGCACGGCCTTTTCATAGTGCGGAGCGTGCTCCCACAGCTCCGCCGGCTTGGTCCACCGCTCTCCCGCCGCCTTCAGCCCCTGGTGCTCGTGCCTGTCGTACCATGTCTCCAGGAACTCCACCAGCAGGTCATAGAATTCCTCCAGGGTCAGCAGCTCGCCCCGCTCCAGCATCCCGTCGATGTCCTTCTTCCGCTTCGCGTCCGTCCGGCTCCCCGTCAGGGTCCCCGTGTACGCCTTGAATTTCCGGGAATACCGCTTGCAGAACGTTCCGAACGCCCGCTCGATCAGCTTGTCCCAGGGCTGGAAGGGGAGGGAGCGGGACCAGTCCTTCGCCCCCATTGCCAGATAGAAGCCCTTCATCTCCGCGTCCATGGCCGCCCGGTCCATGGCCCGGATGCTCCGGTCCTGCCCCAACGTCTCCAGGTTGGCGAAGTCCTTGCCGTTGTCCGTGTGTACATGCTTGGGGACTGCGCCCCCGTCGTAACACGCCTTGATGAACGACTCCTTCACGATCTGCGTGTTGGAGTGCTCGCACAGGATCGGGCCCAGCAGCCGCCGCGTCTTCATGTCCTCCCAGGCTACCAGCACCGGCCGGATGGCCTTCTGCTTCCCGTTGGGCGTCGTGTACGATACCCATACGTCGAACGTGTGCGCGTCCGCCACCAGATACTCCATCACCTCCAGCGTGCTGCTGTTCCGCTTGCCCTTGATCTCCTTCTTGTTCTTCCACTCCCGCAGCCCGTTCGCCGCCAGATACCGGGCGCTCTCCGCCGCGGGCAGCTCCATCAGGTGCCGCACATACCGCCCCACTGTCTTGCAGCTCGGCACGCTTTCCCAGCCGCGGGCCGCGCCCTGCTGCTGGAACGCCTCGTACAGCATCTCCACCGTGCAGCCGTTGTCCGCGAAGTCCCGGTCGAACCAGATGTTCTGGATGATGGCCTTCTGCTCCTCCGTCAGGCTGGGGAACGTGGCCTTCTCCCGGGGCTTCCGGCACAGCGCCAGCGCCCGGAAATAGTCCCGGCCGTGCCCGTCCGCTTCCTCCAGCTTCCGCGCCCAGACGCCGGCCTCCTGCACGCTCTGCGTGTAGCGGTACAGGGTTTGCGGGCTCACGCCCAGACTCACCGCCAGCCGCTCCGCGTATCCCGTCCGGTCCGGCCCGGTATAGTCCAGGAAGTCCTGCACCCGCCGCGCCAGCTCCACCGCCTCGTAGTACGCCCGCTTGTGCTGCTCGATGTAGCTGCCCAGGTCCGCTTCCACGTACCAGGGCGCCGCCTCTCCCGCCTCCTCCGGCTCCGCCATGGCCCGGATCTGCGCCCGGTAGGCCCGCCGCCCCTTCTGGCTCAGGCTCGCCGTGGACAGGAGCACAAGCTCCTTCCCGCCGCCCTCCCGGGCCTCCGTCCGCGTCTTGTACCGCGCGGGATTGCGTGATATTCGCTTGTGAAGTGTGAAGTAATCGACTCCCTCAAAGCGGGCGGCTTCTTCCAATGTGACGTATGTCTCCTGCACCTGTCTCCCCC